AATGAATCTTGAATCTAATATGAGCGGCAATAAAGCTATATTAGATACACAAACTGGACCTTTCCCATTCATACGCAATAGCTCTCAACCTAATTTTGCAGCAGCTATTTCTGATCATGGTGGATTAAATAATGCTTTAGGTGATTCATTAAGAAATCAAAAGGATGCTGGATTGATGAACAAGGGATATGTACCAAATTTTGCTCCTTTAAAACAAAATGTTCAAAGTGAATTCGTTGATTTGCAAGGCAATCCTTTGATGGCCGAGCAAACCATGACAAAACAAGCTCAACAACAATTAGTAAAAGCAATAAACGATCAAGTTAGATTATTTGCTCAAGGCAAAATATCTCAAAATGATTTAAATACTGCTACAAATAATTTGATCAAAGCTCAGAATTTAACTACCGCTTCTGAAAAACAATTAAATGATTTTATACAAAAAAGAATTCCGGCTGAACAAAAAGCGGTTCAAGCTGCTGAAGAAGCTACTAAACAGCAAACTTTAGATAGAGCTAAAAGAAGGCAAGAAAAAAGAGTGATTCCTATTGATGAAAGAATTGGATATGCTACGTCAAAAATTATGAATCCTAATGAACGATTAGGAGGTAGACAAGGATTGAAATACGCAAGAAATTTTTCAAGCAAATTCAGTGGTTTGTCTAACAATATAGCTTTTCAGTTAGCTGCTCCAATTGTTGGTGGTGTTTTAGAAGAATCGATTACAGGTGGAAAAGATAGAAGTGAATTGTCTCCACTTCAAAGATTTGGTGGTACTGCTGCGAGCGGAGTATTGACTGGATTATCAACAGGAGCTGCAATAGGTAGCGCAATACCAGTAATTGGTACAGCTGCTGGTGCTGCTATTGGTGCTATAATTGGTTTAGCAAATGCAGCGGTAAGAGCAAGAACCACATTAGATGATTATCAAAAACAGCAACAACAATATAATGCAAAGGTCGCAGAAATTGGAGGCGCAGCAGAAACTTATGTGCGTGGTTTTTCCCAATCTTCTGCACAACAAGATCCAATTACAAGAAACAAACAATTATTTGCTATGACAGAAGCTTTAGGTAAAGTAGATGATCCTAAATTATATTCAGAATTGATAGCAGCGGGATCAGATGCGACTAAACTGCAAGCCGCTTTAGCTGATTTTTATAAACGGGCAAATATATTAAGTTTATCAAAATCATTAACTACTCAAACAAGATCATATGAAGAAGCTTTTAATAAAAAACAGGGAAATAAATATTTAGCTCAATTTGGTTATACAGGTCTTGATGCATCTTCTACGGGTAGACCATTATATACAGTAGTTGCACCTGGAATGACTGGAGGCGGCGGAATTCCAAATGCGCCTCAATTTAATATTGATACAATAAATGAAAAAGATGATACAAATTTGAAAATACTTGCTCAAAGATATAATTCATTTTTTGAAATAATTAGAGAGCAATTTAAAGGTAAAGGTGGAGAAGCTTTAAAGTTCGCTACGGCGTTTCAAGAGGAATTATCTAAAGGAGATGCAGCTGATCAATATCAATTGAAACAAATTCTAAAAAAATTCAAGTTTTCTGATGAACTAGCTGATCAATTATCTATCGCTGGAGATGAAATCGCTGCTCAAACAAATGTAGAAGCTAAATTTTTTGTTCAAACTATGCCTACAATTGTAAAACAAATATTCCAAAATATTATTAAAACAGTTACACAAGCTGGAGATCAAGCGGGTGCAAGCTCACAGGAACAGCTTAAAAAAGCTCAAGAAACTATAAACAAATCTGCTGAACGTAGTATGCAAAAGCAAACTGAGCTTGATTTTCAAAGAAGCAGAAGGCAGCTATATAGCAATCCAAGTGGCCGTCAAAAAGGTGGCATCATCAAAGCTCAATCTGGTATGTTGGTGCCAGGTTCTGGAGAAGGAGATAGAGTTCCGGCTATGTTAGAACCCGGAGAATTTGTAATAAATAAAAAAGCTGTTCGTGAATATGGATTAGATAATTTATTAAATTTGAATGATTCTGTTCCTCGTTTTGGATCTAAAAAACAAAGAGGTGGATTTATAGGATTTACGCAAAGATTTCAAACAGGTGGAGCTGTACAAAATGTTAATAGTGCGGCATTGGCTAATGTGTTAAGTAAACTGGTTGCAAATCAACAAATGTTTAGTTCAGCAATTAATAGTGATTTTTTACCGCCTTTAGAAAAAGTATTAATAAGTATTGAAGAAAATACAGCTGAAACAGCTGACAAAATACAATCAAAAAATATAGATATGCAACAACAATTTCTTGATAAATTTGCTATTTCATTAATACAAACGATTTCAGCTGGAGATATTTCGATTGGTAATAAAATAAAAACAGATTTTATTGATGCTATAGACAAATCGACTGATCCTGAAGTTATTTTAACAAAATTAGAAACTTTATATGCAAACACAAGAGATCCATCTACTGCACAAAAGAATCTGGGTGCTTCAATAAATCTTGATCCAGTCAAATTGCAAGAATTAAATCTTCAATTAGATAGACAAGTTGCTTTATATAAAGACTTAATTAAGAAAAATAAAAATGCAAATCTTATTGATGAAGAAGCGAATAAGTTAGCTACGGCTCGCGCCCGAGCCCAAGAAAAGTTAAATATATATGAAAAAGATTATATTGATAGAGTATTGACTAAAAAAATAAATCTTGTACGATTACAAGCTTCATATGAATTAAGAAAATTACAAATGGATGAGCAAATGCAATTACCGAGTTTTGGTTTTGGTGGATCACCTGAATATATAAATAAAGAAAAAAATATTAATGCTCAGAGATTATTAAGATTAGAACAACTTAAAGAAACTGAAAAGTTTTCATTAGATAATGAAGAAATAGAAAAATCTTTTGCTTCCGTTGGAACATCTCTCCAAAAAGAAATTGATATTATGTTTGTAAAAAGAGATGTCGCTAAAAGAGACAATCAAGATTACACGGGTTTGGATGAGCAAATAGCTACATTCCAAAATAAATTAAAAAATGTTCAAGATATAAATTTACCGTCTAATATTACGGATATAAAAGGAATAGAACAAACCATAGAATCATTGCAATATGCTATGCAAAATATTTTTACTGGAGTTTCTGAAGAAGAAATAAAAGTTCGTTCTCAAATTAGCTCTAGGATTGAAGCGGCTAAAAGTTTAGTTTCTCAATTAAGAATACAAAATGCTCAATTAGAATCTCAAAACAAACTTGCCAAAATTCAAGCAGAAATACAAGGTGCTATTAATAAATCTTATTATGATAGAGCGCCAATAATTCTTAGAAATGAAAGACTAGAATCTCAAAAAATAAATCAATTTGAATTACAATTACAAGAGCTTGAAAATTATCAAAGTCGAGAAGAGAATTTTTATGGTCAAGGGATTTTTGGTAAAACTAGAAGTCAAATTTCTATATTAGAAAAGCAAACAGCTATACAAAGATCAAATATAGAAACTAGAAATATCGGTCAGGTACAAAAAATTGCCGATACTATTACCCAATATCAAGCTGGATTAAGCACTACAGGGAATATAAATGCTAATGAAGTTTTATTAATAAAAAAATTGCAAGAATTAAAAATAAATTCGGAGAATATACAAACAATTAATGATGCCGAAAATTTAGCCACCCAATTAAAAAATGTTAGACAATATGGAGAAACAATTAATCCTGATTTTAAAAGATCTGCTGTTGCTAAAGAGATATTAGACTATGAATTGCAAATAAATAGAATTCTAAACTCTAACACAACTGAAATTGAAAAACAAAATGAATTATTAAAATTATCAATAGATAGAAAAAATTTAGAATTTTATGACCGTACATCTATGCGTCAAGGTTTTAGATCTGGATTTGATGAATTGAGAGATCAGGCTGATACAATAGGCAGAAAATTAGGTCATGATATTCCAATCATGTTTACTGATGGCATGACAAATGCATTGATGGAAGTTGCAAAAGGAACAAAATCTATTGGTGATGCATTTACTGATATGGCTATTAATTTTGGTCAGCAATTAATGCAACAAGTTTTAAATGCAGCTATTGGTAAGGTTGTCAGTTCAATAGGTTATAGTTTATTAGGAAGTCAAACAGGGGGTGTCATCGGAAAACAAAATGGCGGTATTATTCGTGCTGAAAATGGCGCTTATATACCTGGAAATAGAACTGGAGATAGAAATTTAGCGATGTTGGAAGATGGTGAATATGTATTAAATAGAGAAGCGGTTGCAGCGATTGGAGTAAGCAATTTAGATAGTTTGAATTATGGAATGGCACCTCGTTTTCAAAGTGGTGGTGGCTATAATTTACTTGCTGAACAAGGTTTTGTTGGTGATAATTATGATTATACTGGAAAATTAATGCAAGATGTTGGTCCAACACAAGATATTAATATGTCTGATTATACTGCTTATGCTTTTGAAGAAGATGAATATTTCAAAAAAATGAGACAAACTTCAATAGAAGATGCTCAAAGAAATATTCAAGAAAGTTATCAGAAAAAAGTAAGTGATCTAAAATTAATGACTTCTATAATTGGTGCGGTTGGAAGCGTTATGTTATCAGCGGGTATGTCTGCGGCTGCTGCTGGTGAAGCGGCAGGAGAAGCTGCAAAAGCTGGTCAGGCTGGTGCTTCTGGTGGAGCCACGGCAATTTCTGAAGGAGCAAACATAACCAGAGAAGGTTTTAAAGCGGCAACTCCACAATTGCAAGAAGGATTAGATAAAGCTCTAAAAGGTAGTAATTTTGGATTAGGTAGATTTTTACAAAAAAATGCTGATTATATTAAATTTGATGGTAAAACGTTAAGCGGTTTAGTTGCTGCACAAGATATAACTAAATTTACTACTGGACAATTAAAAGATATCACTAAAATAGGTGATTTAAGAGGAATCGCTGGTTTAAATAAAATTACTTCTGTATTTAGTCAACAACAACAGCGTCAAAACATAATGAGAAGTATATATCCATCAATTTTGAATTCTGGATCTGATTTATTTAGATCTAATTATCCCGGTCGTCAAACAGGTGGTTTAATTGGTTTTAATTCTGGAGGTTTTGTTCCATATGGATCTAGATTAAATGATACAATACCAGCATTATTAACAGGCGGAGAATATGTCATGAATAATTCAGCTGTTAAAAAGTATGGATTGAATACCATGAATACAATGAATTCTGGATCGGCTCAATCTAATGGTCCAGTTAATTCAAATACCACAAATAATAATAATACAAATAATTCAACAAATATTTCAATAAATATTGATAAATCTGGTAGATCTGTTTATGGAGCTTCAACAAGCAGTTATGAGCAAAATGATATCGTATTTAGTAAAGAAATGGCTCGTCAATTAAATCAATTTATTAATGTAAAATTAGTAGATGAAAAACGTTATAATGGTAAAAACTATAGAAAATCTTATACCTGATAAAAAATGAAAGGCGCAATTACAAATTATGAAAATACATTTTACTTGGATGGCGCAGCTTTATCTGGAATTGTTTCAGTAGATGGTTCTTATAATTTAGATTACCAACCAATTAATGTAATTGGTAAAGGATTTGTCAAACAAATCAACGCTTCTGTTCCAAAAGCAAATTTATCAATTGATAGATATTTAATAAATAATGATCCTGTTTTTGGGTTAACTGGAAATGGTCCTAATAATGTTGCTCAAAGTGTAAGTGGAGGTTTATATTATAAAAATAAATATTTTGCTTTTAAAAGTGGTTATTTGAATTCTTTTGGTATTAGCTGCAATGTGGGAGAAGTGCCTCAGATAAAATCTAGTTTTGATATATATGGTGATTTAGGATCTGGTATCAATCCTAGTGGGGATATTAATGGTGGCGGTGTATTTGTTCCACAAGTCAAAAATATAACTTTATCTTGTAAAAATTCTACTACAAATCGTGTTAAAAGTTTTAATATAGATTTTGATTGTCCGAATATGCCAATTTACGCTTTATCAAATATAAATGCAGAAATTCCAGTTGAAGTGCATAATATTTTTCCAATAACAGTTAATAGTTCCTTTGTTTTAGATGTTGATAATTATGAAACAAAAAATATATTTGATGATTTAAAATCTGATGGAACAACATCATTTAATATAAGAGTAAGCGGAACAATTTTAAAAGATACACCTTTAACAATTTCGTCGGGGAATTTTGAGGAATTAACAATAAGTTCGGGAACTCTAGAGCCATTATACGCTTTTCTTAAAAGCCAAGATTCCACGCCAATATTTAATTTTACAGGAGTTAATGCTATTATATTATCAGAAGAACTTAGTTCATCAGCAGAAGACTTAATGAGTGTAAAACTATCTTATAGAACATATTTAAATTAAAATGAAATTTACAGATTTACCAGTTATAACAAGTTCAACAATTACTTCAAATCACGTTTTTGCAGTTGCTACAACTTCTACAACAGATCAACTAACATTAAGTGAATTACAAAAATGTTTTACTAGTTTTACTGCACCATCTTCTTCTAGTATAAATATTATTGGTGGAACTACTCCAAGTGGTATTACTATCGGTGCTAACGGATATTTAGGAGTAAATAATACTAGTCCTACGGTAGCAGTCGATATTGGTGATCAAGGTAGTACAACATTAGCTGAAGTAAGATTAAAATCAAGAGCTTCAAGCAGACAAGCTTCATATACTTTAACTGATAATTCTATATGGTGGAGAAATACTAAAAAAGCAAGTGATACTGATTATTATATTGAAAAATCAACTGATGGTTCTTCATTTACAACAGTTTTCAATATAGATACAAATGGTAACGTTGGTGTTCATGATGGTTCTGTTGGTTTAAATGATAAATTATTTGTTAATGGTGGAACAATTAAATTTCAAAATTCAAATTCTGGTATTTTATTTGATCCTGCTGTATGTGAAATAAAAAATAGTACGATAGGTGATATTTTATATATAAATAAATCAACTGACGATGATATTGTTTTAGGTAATGATGTCATGTATATTGAAAACGGCGCTAATCCATATGTAGGTATAAATACTACATCACCGCTAGCAGCTTTACATGTAAAAGATTCTGGTCACTTTGTAAGATTTCAAAATACATCAACTAATACGAGCAATTTATCATTGTCAAATTCATCCACAACTTCTTATGTAAGTTTAATTGGTAATAATTTTCAAATAGGTCCTTATAATTTCAATTCAGAAAGTAATTTAATTTATGATATTTCTAATGAACGTTTAGGCATAGGAACAAATTCATTACAAAGTAAATTGCATGTTAAATCAAGCGATCAAACAATGGTTATTTTTGAAGGAGGCGCTTTATCATCACATGAAGTTTTAGAAACAAATAATAATACAGCAGCCGCACCTACATCATGTTTATATACTTTTGCTAGTGGTTCAGCTTCGTCACCAACTAAACGTTGGTCGATGGGTTTATATAATATTTCTCCTTATTCTGATTCATTTGTTTTATTGTTAGATGGTAGTACAAGCACTTCTGCTGTAAAAGCATCAATAAGCAGAAATGGTGATTTAGATATCAAAGGAAGTCTAACAACCGATTCTAAATATACAAAAGGTAAATTCGTTCAAATATATCAAACGAGAGTTACTGGTGATTGTATTTATTTTAATCCATTTGCTCCTGATAGTAATACAAATCCTAGTGGTCATAATGATTATCATGCTCCATTTGGTATTACTTCTTACGCTGGTTCTATTGAAAAAGTTCAAATTATAACATCTGATATTTATAGTGATTCTTTGAATCCAAGATTAGAAGTGGTTCAAGTTCAACCTTCATATAATAGTACAACTCCTGATGGCTATGTTTCTGGTTTTTTTGTAAGTCCTGCTTCAAATCCAACTACATTTCCGACAAGTGGTATTATTGGATTTGCTAGTTTAGGCACCATCTATCCAAATCAATTAAAAACATATACTCGAAGTCAATTTGATGGAGATACAGCTTTTGCATCAGGAAGATTATTGCAGTATAGAATTGCTGAATCGAATGGCACTAAAACTCTTCCTATTGATTATACCGTAATTTCAACAATAGCCTATACAATTACATAAAATGGCTAATTTTATAAATTATAGAAATATAAATTTTTCTATTGATGATAAAAATTATTATGCTACAAGAGTTAGTTTATCAGCAAAAGCTTCAGTTGAAGCGGTTGTTTTAAATGATGGTTCATTATTAAATTATGCTCCGCAAGGTGCAGTTATAGGTAACTTATCTACTGAATTTTATTTAACAGGTTCTTTGCCTTCTTTTTTAAGAATAACTGGAACAGATGAATCTTCAATTACTGGAAATTTTGCTGGTGTTGCTATCACAGGATTATATCCTAAAAGCATCAATTTTTCTGTCGAGCCTTTCAAACCTATTGTTATAAATGCTGAATTTGATTGGTATGGAAATGTTAATGTTCATTATTTTAAAGAGAACTCGCAACAAGAAATTGAAAGCATTCAAATACCTGATTATGTTGCTAATGGATATAAATCTTATATGACAAGCGCAGATATAGATACGTTTGGATATATAACTAATTTTAATTATTCATCAAGTTGTGATCGCCCAGCTTTTTTTAATGTAAATGAAATAGTTCCATTTAGAGTTGGTAAATTAAATAAAAAAATTGATTTTTCATTAAATTCAAATTATTTAGGATCTTTAATATCAATAGCAGGTAGAACTGCAACTACAACAATAACTTTAAAAGATATATATGGAACAACTTTAGATACTTTTGATGTAAGTGGAGTATTAACAAGTCAAAATTATGAAATTAGTCAAGGGCAATATTTGTTGGCATCTGCTAATATATCTCAAACAGTAACAGAAAATAAAGTTTTAATATAATATGAGCGCTGTTTTATCTGGCTTAAATATAAAAAATATTTTTGAATATTATACTGGCAACTCATATTCAAAATATGATATTGTTGATTTTCAATTAACTACAGGTATTTCAGCTTATCCAAGTTATACTGGTTTTGGTCAATCAGGTTTGACAACTTGGTTCAACAACGATTTATTAAATAATTTTTCTTTAGATGCTAATTTTAATGTTTCTGGATGGATTAACTTAGTCAGTGGAAGTGGATCTTTAAAACAAACAAGTAATGATGAAAATTCAAGACCATATATTGATTTCAATGAATATTATATAGATATATATAATAAACAATCATTAAGTGGTACAGGTTTTGCATCTAACTCCAGAACTATATTTTTAACTGTTAACGCTGGTAATATTTCATATATAAATCAAACTCAAAAACTAATTAAATTTGGTTTATCTTCTGATTATGGATTTATAAAATTGAGTGGAGAAAATACAAATGGTAATGCGGTTATTTTTATTGATGATCAACAATTTAATGCGCCTTCTTATATTTATGATACGAAAAATATTTATACTATAATTCAAGATAGTTCTGCAAATGTTTTAAAATTAAGACAAAATGGTATTTATGTCGGATCAATAAATTCTTTTAGTAATTATTGGAAAAATGAACAATTAATTTTAGGCGATAATAACGATAATAAATCTTTGAAATATTATGAATTGATTCATTTTACAGGGATTTTAAAAGATGAAGAAATTGATTGGTATGAAAAATATTTATTTGAAAAATACTTCGATAATAAAAGTTTATATTATGCTAAACAAAATGTTCCGCAAGGTATAAATTATTCTCCGATTTCTTTTACGGGTGCTGATTATTGGACACGCAATATAAATGATTTATTTAAAATTAGTTATGGATCTAATGCGTCGTTTTCTTCTAAATTATCTAATTTGATGATGGGTGACGGTTATCAAAGCAACATTGCAAAAAATATAAATACATTAAATTCTAATTTTTCAATTAATTATGATGGCTTAACAGATACACAAGCAAAATGTTTAATAGCTTATTTTGAAAATACTCCAGAAGCAAATAAAAAAAGTTTATATGAGGGTTTCAAAGGAGTAGAATTAGATTTATTTTCACCATATAAACCTTCTGCTGAATTATATTTTAAAAAAATTGATCATACAACACCTTATAATAATATAAATAATGTTAAAATTGAAGCCGAGTCTTTATATGATAGCTCTTTAGATTATAAAGGTATGTTGGTTCAACTTGACGAAATTAAAATAAGAACATATACAGACACAATAAATCAATTAAAATATAATGATGTTTTTTACTATAATTCTGATTCTTTTTTAGATAGAGGATATTATTTTTACACTGGAGAAAATTTTATTACAGAAGGAAGTAACATTGCATTTCCAGTCAATATTTCTCCAGAAAATAGTCCTACTGGTGAAAATTCTTGGTTTACTAAAAGTTTTTATTTCAAAGGGGAAATAGATTATTCTTTAAATAACGAATTAAGATTACGTGTTAATGATAGTAAAAATTCAACAATTGAATATGATAAAGATGGAATAAATTACAATTTACTAGAGTTTAATATAAATTTTAACAGAAGAACAAACTCAGAAGCAATGGCTATTTTGAAGTTTTTAGATGATAAAGCTGGTTATAAACCTTTCCAATATACTCTTCCTCAACCTTATAATAAAACTATTAATGTTTATTGTCCAGAATGGAATCATGTATATAATTTTTATAACAATAATGATATTAGTGTAAAATTTAAAGAAATAAAAGCACCTTTAAAATTTACATCAAGTTTTAATACAGATATTTATTTTTCGATATGAGTGTCTACAATACAGGAATTATATTGAATCCGGTGCCGACGGGTTTTGGGGGATATACCGGTGTTGTATTAGTTAATAATGGAAATTTCCCTGTTATATATACAGCAAAAATGTCAGATACAACTATTACTGGATTAGGCGTTAACACAAATACTTTATATTTATCATTATATAATAACGAAGTTGATATAAATATTTCTGAATTATCGCAAACAGTAAACCCTACAGAATCTGGTATTTTTTATGTTCTTCATAAACCATATCTTTCTGCGATTACTGGTTATGAAACTGCAAATTTGTCTATAAGTACAGTATCGAGTTTAGGTGATATTGATAAAGAAATTAATATTAAAATATCAGGACATAGAGCTGTTGATAATCCTCTTCCGGGTATAATAAATAATTTTTATGTCATAAAAGATTTTTCTTCAAATAATTTATACAATTTAAATTTTTATTGGAATGTATTAAGACCAGATACATATGTTACAGGTTTCAATTTAGAAATAGCTACAAATTCAAATTTTAGCACAATTATAGATACTGCGTTTTATAATATTCCGCCAAATATAACAAATCAATATTATCCTGTTTATGGAAACTATAATGGTTTTGGTGATAGTCAAAGATCTATTTTAATTAAAAATCTACAACTTGGTACTGATTATTATGCAAGAATAAAAGGAGTAAATGCTGAAGGTGAGTATGGAGTTATATCATATCCTTTTGGATTAACCAGTACTATTCCATCTCTACCTAATAATGTACAGAATGGTCTTTATCCATCCCCAGGAGATAATCTAAGATTAGAACCGCAAATATTATATATAAATAGAGCAGATGATACTGAAACAGATTTTGATCTTTTCAGTTTTATAAAAGAAAAAAATAATAACTCAACAGATTTTAGAAAATATTCTGGTGTTTATGTTAAATTTTCATCTTCTACTCCTTCTTTATGTAAATATGTTGCATCTTCAACAACAAAAGGCGCAATTAACTGTGTAATTCCTGATGGCACTGATTTCAGATTCAATGCTGATGCTAATAATAAATTTACAATGATTTTAGAATTTGAAAATGTAGCATTATTAGGTTATGGCGGAGATGGATTAAGATTTAATCCAGACGGAAGTTATACAGATCCTCAAAGAGGTGGTCCATTTTTAAAATTAGATTATTATAAATATGGAAATTATGAATTAGAATATAGAATTTATAAAGATTTAAATAGTTATTTTTATGCTGGTGTTGCTGGAGGAAAAGGTTGGTTGATAACTGATGATACAACAAAAGCTTTAAATGAAAATAAAGTGGATGGAGATAAAATTGAGTATCTAGCGGATTACGATTTAAGAGGAGGGCCTTGATTTATATATGTGGAAACCACTAATTAATACAAACACAACACCGATAATTGAAGACGATCAAATAATATCTTCTAAAAATATTATTCTCACGAATCCTGTATCTAATTCAATTTCCAGTGATACAGTTGGTAATAATAATCCACAAGGAAATGTAATTATTAAATCAACGTCTAGTAATGATTTAAATGAATCTGTTTCAGAAGTATCAAGCAATGCTGCTAATAGATACAAAATAACACCTATTGGTTTAACACAACCAGCTGGCGGTTTTCAAGCAACAACAAATACATTCCCTAATGTTTATTTTAATTTCAAAAAAATTGAATATGTTGATTCAGATTTAATTTTTAAATTTACATGTGATGATTTAAATTCCGCTGGAAATACTTCAACAACTTGGTCGTGTGATCCAAGAATAAAAAATTTAACTTTAACTAGTGTTACTACAGGAGCTTTAAAATCTGTTAAAGCTTATGATAAATATTTTTATCAATTGAAAGAAGAAGCGGTATTGAAAAATGACGCTATTTCTTTATATCCAACTACTGCTCCTGCTTATACAATATTAGTTTTTGCTTTAGGAAATACAGCTTATTATCAAAATCAAGATGAAAGTGATTATAATTTATTAACAAGCACTCCAATAATACATAAATTTGCATCGGATTGGAATTTAGATGTTTATAATATAGGTAAAAAAATAATTGATGGAACTAGAATACCAAAGACTTATTATTTATTTTCTGGATCTACATTAAATAATTTACACTATTTAAGTGAGTCTGGAAATCGATATGTAGATGGCATAACTTTAATAAATCCAGATTCAAGTTTTTTTAATTATACTGATACTCAACCTGGCTATTGGCAAAATTTTATTAATTATCAAAGACTAGGATCAGCAAATTTAAATCCAATTAAATATTTTAATTTGAAAAATATGCCTAATAGTGCAACTGGTTCACCTTCTAATGTATCTATTGATAATGGATCAACCATAAAAGATTATAATGTTTTTACTTTATTTTTTGTGCAAATGCATAGCTATGTTGATTTTAATGCGAAAGATAATTTAGATGTAATTAATTTTGAAACATATATTAATGGTTTACAATCATTTAATGCTAAATTACCTACATCTAAAAAATTAGATACTAATCAGCCTAAAAATTATTCTATTCGTTTAAGCAATTCAAGAACTGCTAATTCGACTGCTGATATGTTTTTATTTGATTATATACATGGTAATTCTACCACTGTTGAAAAAATGAAACAAAAATCAGATCAAATAGTACAATCTTTAGTTTACAAATATAGAAATTTAATTTTAAAAAATGTTGGAGATTTTCAAATGACTAGATATAATCCAAATTTTAATGTTCAGTTTCCCGCTAACATTCCTCATCCTTATTTGAATATATATATGAAAGGCAGTTGATATTGAAAGATTTAGAATACTTATTATTATTTATAGTATGTCAAGTTTATTTTTATTACAGAATTCTGAGGTTTTAGACCTTTTTGAAATAAAAATAAATGATTTTGAAGGTTATTTTAGATTTCATGGATCTAAAAATTTCAATAAAGATATTGTTTTTAATGGTAATACTTACTTGTATATACCATCTGAAATTTCGAATTTAGAATATAATTCTGAAGGAAAACAGAATCGCCCTACTTTGTCTATCGCGAATATTAATAATTTTATAACTAATTTTATTAAGGATAGAAATGATTTATTAGGAGCGCGTTTTTATAAAAAGAAAATACTGGCAAAAGATTTAGACGCTGTGAATTTTGGTGGAGAAAATAAAAATCTGTTGGGAGTTAGAAATTCTAATAATTTTATTTCTTCTGATTTATATACAATTCAAAAAAAGAATTTTGAAACTAAAGAGAAAGTTGAGTTTACTCTTGCTAGTATATTAGATTTAGATGGATTAACAGCACCGTCTAGAAAAGTTTATAATGATAGTTGTCACTGGCAATATCGTGGTTGTGGCTGTAATTATGGTAAAATAAATGGATATAAAGGTCCTCAAACTGAAATAGGATTTTCTCCTTTTAATTCATTGTCAGATATAAATACATACAATGGTAATAATTTAACAAGTAATCTAGTTGTTTGGTTGCGCCCTGAAGGAATAAATACTTCCGGTACAACTGTAATGAAACAATATAACTCACCAAGGTCAGAAATTTTTTCTCAAAAAACATATGAAAAAATTACAAGTTGGACTAACGAAGGAACAGCAACAAGTCCAGTTGCTCCTACCATAACTCGTTATCCGAAATTATATAAAAATAGTGGAAGATTGAATAATAAAAATGGAGCTTATTTTACTACAGATTATTTTAATGTTGATATAGATTCAATTATAATAAATCAAAGTTATACAAATAAAGATGTTACCGTTTTTTGTGTTTTGGAAATGGTTGCAGAAAAATATTTACCGGGTTCATTTTGGAATACATGTTCTGCTAAGGGAGGTTTAATTAGAGCTGGATTAACTACAGATACAAATAATACAGGCGGTAACAGATTTATTCTTGGTTATTGGGAGAATCAAGAAGATGTATTCTATTCTCAAAACAAGTATTATAATAATGTTAATTCTGATCGATGTAGTTCTATTGGTGATGCCAGAATTTATGGAGCTGTTATGCCGAAAACATTAACTGAAATAACAAATTATATAAAAAATGGCGAAATATATCCAAAAGTAAGAGGTGTTGCAAATCAGCCTGGATATCTAGGTATAAATACTTATAATAATTATTCTAGTGAAATTGTTTTATATGAATTAATTGTTTATGATAAAATTTTAACAAATGATCAAGTTAAACAAGTTAATGCATATTTAAGTAATAAATATAATATTTCTATTAGTTATGATGCTAGTTATATAAAATATAAACCCAGTTCTGAGTATTTTGTTAATTCTGAAGGTAATTTAGGAATTCCTGTTTGTGATGAGAATAATAAATTATTTTTAAAAGCAGCTTCAGCTAAATCATCTAAAACAAATTATGAATCTTATAATTTAAATACTTTAACTTGGAAAGGAATATATAATAAAGATACTCAATATAATCAAGGCGATTTTGTCAAATTGGATCCTTCGATAGATTATGATTTTAATGAAAAATCAATGTATAAAAATTATGAAGTGCCAAGTAAATTTTTCGTTTGTATATCACAGAATGGATCTAAAGGAGTAAATCCCGCTTCTAATACTAATATTTGGATCGAAGATAGATGTTCAAAAAATCTAAATGGATGTTTATTGAGATTTGATGATAGTAAAATTAATATACCTTTTGGTGGATTTCCAGGAACTGTTGGCTATGAATATAAATTGCCAAATTAAAAATGAATTATATGAATTGTTAAAATATAAATCTTGTCTTTCTGTAAGTGAGATATGCGGATTTATCATTAAAAATAATAATGTTTTTGATACTTTCATTGAATGCAAAAATATGCATCCAGATCATAAAAATTATTTTTTGATATCTCCACACGATTATATTTTAGATCAGGATGTTATTTTATTTCATAGTCATCCTAAGCATTGCGATATAAATGGTTTTTCTGATTGGGATATTGAAAATCAATCTTGTTTTTGTTTAAAAATGTTATTATATAGTGTAAATAAAGATAAATTTTATTATAGAGATTATGACTGATATTACTTTACATGGTATTTTAGGAAAAAAATTTGGAAAATTTTGGAAATTAGAAGTTGAATCTATTTTTGAGATTTTTGAGGCTATAGAAGCTAATAATTGCAAAGTTAATAAATATTTTAGTGATTTTAAAAAATTTGTTACTCATTTTATTGTTTATGTTGATGGAAAACCAATGTCTTCTCATTTATTAAGAAGTAAAATTTTAAAAGAAAACAGCAAGGTCGAAATAATACCTGTTATTCAAGGTGGTTGGATTGTTGCGCTTATTGTGGTTGGTATTCTATTAATTGTTCTTTCTATAGTATTATCAATTGTTTTGAGTCCTAAAGCCCCTTCAGATATAAAAACTAATTCGACAATATTGGGAGGAGTTAGAAACGTATTGAATAGAAATATCACGGTTCCTTTAGGATATGGTAGATTGAGAATTGGAAGCGCGGTAATTTCTAATGATATCATTGTTTCAAAAATTAATGATAATACATCTTACTTATTGTCGTATCAGTCGGGAAATATTTAATATATGAATATAAATGATTTTTTTGTTAAAAATGTTTCTCCTGATGCTTTAAAATATTTTAGTTTAACATATAGCAATGGTTTATTAGAATCAGATGAAAAACTGATTTGTACCGATTTAGTTTGCGAAGGACCTGTAGAAGGTTTAGTAAATAAAGATGGAGAGCTTTTAAAATACGTTTCTGATTCAAACGATACAAATATAGAAAACTTGATATTGGGTAAAGGTGTTTATTATAATAATGTTCCTTTGATTGATACAAAACTAGATAAATTAAATTATGTAACTCAAGGATTCAGTATTTCTTATGGTGAAGAGTTGAATAATTATAAAAATCAATATGCTTCGACTGTTTATAAATATAATCAAAAACTTTACTTGAATGAAAATAATACATATGAATCTATCTATCCTCGATATAGAAATGGTGTTTATGCTTTTGCAAATATTGATACAAATACTGTTAAATTTAACGATAGTCTAAATACAGTTGAAAATACACAATACATAACAGATTTGGAGACTCAAAAATTTACAAATCAAAAATTAACACTATCTTCTTTAATAACTGAATTAGATGAAATAAAAAAAACTTGTCAAGATTTTAATCATAAAATAAGAAATAAATATTGTGATCAAATATCTATACAGATAAGAGTGGATAGATTATTTACAATGGGTAATAGTCCAGGCCCTTATGATGCCACATTAGCGATTGAAATTAGTGAAGATAATACGGCTAATAGATTTTTTCTGATATTTTCTGTATATGGAATTTCGAAATCTGATTTTACAATTGACTTGCCGATAAATTTAAATTTAAATTCAGTTACAGCTAATAATTATTATGTTAAAGTTTATGCTATTTCTCCAAAGATAAATCCTAATGTGGGAAATCTTTTCAGAGAAATCAGTGTTTCTGCTATTATTGAAAGAATTAGAAATAAAGGTAGTTTTGGCTATCCTTTCTCATCTATTGTAAAATCCGCTGTAAGTTCCAGACATTTTAATAAAGATCCAGAAAGAACATTTGATTTAAAATTGTTAAAAATAAAAGTTCCTAAGAACTACGATCCTGAATGTAAAGAATATACAGGAAATTGGAATGGCGTATTTGATTCTTTTTTAAGATGGACTGATAATCCTGCTTGGATTTTTTATGATATTTGTACAAATGCTCGATATGGAGTTGGCAATGGTAAAATTTATGAAAAAGATTTAAATAAATGGGAATTATATAAAATATCTAAATATTGTGACGAATTGGTTAAGGTCAGTACTCCGAATAAATATTTTCCAGATTCTTTTAAAATTTCTGTTCAATCTCCTAATTCTCTTATTGTTCCTGTAAGTGGCGGTGATGGCAAAGCTAGAAGTTTGGATGACATAAAAAAACAATATCCGCCTATATTTGATTTGATTGATAGTAACTATGCAAACAATAATGGTGGTTTGCAAAATAGTTTAATTTATTTATATAATTTAAATAATGGCATTAATTCTTTGGACACTGTTTATAAAAAACTGATATGGTCTATTGAGGCTTTCGATTTGGATGCTCAAGGTAATGAGGTTGCGGTAACTGATGGATTACCTTCTTATTATAAAATCAATTTAATAAATGATTTTGGACCGCGTAAATTTTTTGAAAATGATACAACGGGTTTATTTCAATCTTTTTGTCAAACGCAAGTTGCAGCAATTGATACTCGGGCTAGTTTAAACGATAGAATTCAAAGAAGCAAAAAAAATACAGAAGGAAATGCTAAAAATTTTATATTGCTTTCAATTGCCAACGCTAAAAAAGCGAATTTGTCTACATATGATTCTTTAATTAATTCATCAATTTTTCCTAATGATGTTATAGAAACAATAAAAGATAGAGGCGATTTCGGTTTAGTGGGTAATTGTTTACCAAGAGTTTTAAATTATCGAGATCCATTTGAGCATAGATTCACTTGTAACTTATTGATTGATAATGAAGTAGAATGTTTAAAACTATTGAATGATATTGCTTCTATTTTTAGAGGAATAACTTATTATAAAAGTAATTATATTACTTCTACTATAGATGTAGATAAGCCTATTTCTTATATATTTAATAATTCAAATGTTAAAAATGGTTACTTCAGTTATTCAAGTGCTAGTTTAGATGGAAATTATACAGTTGCTAAGGTTCTATATAAAGATAAATATGAAAATTATATTGAGCAAGTAGAAATAATTGAAGATGCGCTACTTATAAAAAATTATGGTATTGTAACAAAAGAAATATTAGGGTTTGGAATTACATCAAGAGATCAGGCAAGAAGAATTGGTCAATGGATGTTATTAACAAATAGATTCGAAAATCAAAGTATATCTTTTTCGACTGATTTGCAAGGTGTTATTTTAAAACCTAGCGATATTATTCAAATACAAGATCAAAATAAAAATGACTCAATTATACAAGGCAGAGTTGTAAGTGTTGATTTTGATAATAAATATATAGTTGTTGATAGACAAATTAATTTGGCTATGGTTGGTAAAAAAATAAAATTTTTATTTGATCAACTGGGAGAAACAATTGATAGTTTAAATGCTAAATCAGAAGTTTCTGATAGTGATATTGATAATTTACAACCTTCTAAAATAATAGAACTTCAAATAGATAGAATAGAAAACAATAAAAACAGAGTTTATTTCGACACATCTTATAATTATATTGATTTTTATAAACTGATAGCAACAACGCCTTTTATTATTATTGATACAGATTATAATAATTCACAAAACTTATATAAAATCATATCGATCAGTGAAGTTGATAATAATGAATATTCTTTGTTTTGTATTAAACATGATCCTGCTAAATACGAAGCTTTAACAACTTCTATTTTAAATAAAGCAATAGATTTTTCTCAGAACACAATCAATTTTTCTAATTCAGATTTAATATCTGAAATCGATGTTTCTAATATTAATTTTTATTCTGTTACAATGTATGATTTAAATAGCTTGTTTACTTTGAATTTAGATTATTCTTTTAATGAATTAAGACAGTCATTGATAATGGATTTGTCAAAAACTAAAGATTATGGTGTCATGTATTTAAATTTGATTAATTTATTTAATAAGATTAATGACTTTAGCAAAGATTCCAATAATCCTTTGAAAAATTATTATTTAAATATTCAAAATGTATTAAATAATAAAGGAGGAATTTTATGTAAAATTATGTTACGCAATCAATCTGTTAAATTTATTGTTAGAAATAGTGATATTTCTAATAAGATAATATTTTTAGGTAAATTCGGCGTTTCTGATGTAACGTTATCAGCATCTGCTGATATCAAGTTTTATTTATTTGATTCAGAATATAAAATAATCAACGTGTAAAATAAAATATGCCGATAATTACGGGTTCTAATTTAAATAGTTATGGTAAATATGAAATAGTAGATTTTTCTATTTCGAATCTTAATTCTTTTTCTAGTTTAAATTATACTGTTAATCCTTCAATTTTTGGTCTGCCTGTTTCGGCTAAAATAGTTTCAGGAACTATAAATCAAAGTGATTTTACAATTGCTTTAACGATAAACAATCCAGAAACAAGTTCGGATATTCGTAAAGGAGTTATTACTGCCGAATCTTTTTCTGGAATCAATTTTGATGTTTATACAAAAGATCGCATTTATATTGGAACTATTAGTAATGGTTATAGTCAAACTGATATAACATTTAATAGTAAAGATTTAGTTGATTTAGTTACTTCGTATACGGGTGTTACAGATATTTCATATTTGAGAGAATTTTTTATTGATATAAATACTTATGATAGAGTTGGTAATAATGATGTTTATTATTTTTTATTAAATTATCCACAGGTTCAAATTTCGGGAATTGAAATTTTAAATGCAAATCCTTTAAATATAACACCTTTGTTAAAAGATTATTCATCTGTTAAAAGTTTAGATGTTTATTCTGTATATAATAAAAATGTAGTTCCAGGCACTGTTGGTTTTAATATTAATCAAAGTGGTTACTATAATAAGTCTTTTGATTATGAAAATACAAGATATAGAAAATCTTTAAGTTTGCCAATACCAACTTATTTTAATAATGATTTACAAATAGCTTTGCCGTTTAATTTGGTGGTTATTCCAAAAGATTATTTTGGAACTGGTAATTATCTTTTAACTTCTGGAATAAAAACATCTTATTTTAATACAGATGCTGTTCCTGTATCAATTGATAATATTACTGGATATATAAGTTGTACTCAAAATGAATATGATAAAAATTTAGATTTGCAAGCAGTTGTTAAATGGAATGATATTAGACAAACAAACGCTTTATCTTTTGAAACGTATGTTTATGAAGATGGAGCTGATAATGCTAATTATGTTTTTGCAAGTAATAATCCTCAAATTGAATCGATTATAGATTTTGGTTTTGGAACTGGAACTGGTATAGTAAAAGCTCCATTAACATCTAATTATTATTCAGGAACAACGCCTGTTTTTAGACCGTATGGAACTTCTGGTATAGAATGGTCTGATCATACTTTATTTGTCGATAATTATTCTTCTTATCCGATTGATTTTTATTCAACTGGAATAGATTTCAAATATATAACAGAAATTAGAGTTCCTTCTGGAAAAATAGAGTCTTCCGAATTATATTTTATAAAAGTTTTTGATACAGGTAATGGAACTTTTAATATATTACCGAACGGTGGATTATATAGTGGAAGTATATATACAGGAACTTATTCTGGAGCAAGATTTATTTCTGGTGGTCGATATTTAGAATATGAATATGGTGGTATTGCCTCATCAAGCGATCCTGGTTTTTGTAAATTAGCATCGGATTTTGCATTAGGATCGCCTAGTGTTGCAGCTATTTCTATTGATAATGTCAATTTTTTAGGAAACGATGTTGCGTTTTTTGCTTCTAGAATAACTGGTCAATTAAAATTAGAGAAAAAAGATAATTCTAATTCTTATATTATATATGATCTTGCGGGTTATTATGATTTTGGTAATTATATTGAGTTATCTGTAAATCAATATAAAACATTAAATCCTAGTTTAATTAATTCGGGAGACCATGTTTTATTAAGCAGATTTAGTTCTGAGCCTTCAACAATAGATTACGAGCAAGGTGTTTTATTAGCAAAAAGAATTACTGGAAATTCTAATTTTATTTTATCTGAATTTGAACCGAAAGTTAAATTTCCCATAAAACCTGATAAAAATTATGAAGTCAAAGTAAGAGCTTCATATCAAGATGGTAGTTTTTCTGATTTTTCAGAAACATTAAGGTTTACATCTGGTCAAATTGCAGATGTTGTTACTGGTATAACAGATGGTAAATTTGTTATTGATGGTTCTGGTGTTAGTGGTTATTTAGCTGTTTTTAGTGATAAAGATACAATAACAACAGGAACAATAAGATATAGTGGCAATAATCAATTAGTATTTAATCAATTACCAGATACAACTACTACAGCTTCTAAAGTTTTAGTTTTAGAAGATAATATATTAAAAATACAAGAAGGAGATTTTAGTTCAGATGCTGAAAGATTAATAAGAAATTTTACACAAGTTGGTCATTCATTTGTAACTGGAAACATTTTAGGTTTTAATGATGTTACTGGTTGGTTCAAGGCTAACGCTGAGTCAATAAGTACGGCTGAAGTTGTTGGTATTGTTCAGAATGTATATGTTGACAATTTTGATTTAGTATACAATGGTAGAGTTACTGGATTAAACAGTTTAAATGAAGGTAGTGTTTATTTCCTTTCTCCATATACTTCTGGAGCTTATACTGAAACAGAACCTACATTTATCGGACAAGTAACAAAACCTGTTTTGTTTGCATTATCTCCTACGGAGGCAAATTTTATAATATATAGAGGTTTTGAAATAGTTGAAAATAATGGTGGTCAAGCATCTAGTGGAACTTCAGGAACTTCAGGTTCAAGTGGTTCTTCAGGAACAAGTGGAGTTGGGATTCCTGCTGGTGGAACAATAAATCAAGTTTTGGCTAAAGCTAGTGATAATGATTATGATACGGTTTGGGTAAATCAATCAGGAGGTGGTGGTTCAGGTAGCGCAGGCACAAGCGGATCTAGTGGAACTTCTGGCTCTAGCGGTAGTTCTGGAACAAGTGGTAGTTCAGGATCAAGTGGTACATCTGGATCTAGTGGAACTTCTGGTACAAGTGGACGTTCAGGCTCTAGCGGTAGCTCTGGTACAAGCGGCAGTTCAGGATCAAGTGGTACATCTGGATCTAGCGGTAGTTCTGGAACAAGCGGTAGTTCAGGATCAAGTGGTACATCTGGATCTAGCGGTAGTTCTGGAACAAGCGGTAGTTCAGGATCAAGT